CGCTTAAGGAATACCACAAATCCACTACTGGTAAACGCCAGTGTGGGTAGTGGTAAATCGCTATTGCTTTCCGAGTTACTACTAACCATTGAGCGCGCAGGATGGCGTGCGTTATGTCTTACCATGAATAGCACGTTGATTAGTCAAAACGCTGAAACGTACCGAATTCAAGGTGGCAATCCAGGCATTTATTGCGCAGGATTGGGAGAAAAGAACACGACCGCAAATGTGATATTTGGTAGCCCGCATTCAGTGGCGCAAGCAATTCGCAATCAAGATGCAATCAGGGATGTGCCGTTTAATCTTATCATCGTTGACGAGTGTCACAACATAGACCATCAATCACCTGAATCCATGTATATGCGAATCCTAAACTGGTATGGTTATCAGGCTCAGCTAAACGGACACAAGTACCGCGTTGTAGGATTAACGGGCACACCATACAGGGGCAAAGGCATATCAATCATTGGCCTAAACGAATACTTTAAAGAGGAAGTGTGTTCAATATCAACATCTTGGTTAATCGAAAACAACTACCTAACCAAGCCATACTTTGGCAGAACACATGTCAACAGCATCGACTTTAGTGAATGTCATGTCGATTCTTTTGGTAAATTTAAACATAAGGATATCGAGAAGGCTCTAGCTAAAGATGAGCGCCTAACGGGCGAGATAATGCGGGAGCTAGTATCGGTCATTGAATCCGGACGAAAAGGCGCCTTTATATTTGCATCAACAAAGAACCATTGCCATGAATGTGCACGCAGTTTGCCGGATGGGCAGTGGGCTATAATTACGGGAGACACACCGCATGAAGAACGAAAAAGAATTATCAATAGTGCGAAAGACGGTATTATTAAGTATCTTATTAATGTTTCTTGTCTTGTTGTTGGCGTCGATATACCTGCATTTGACGTTTGCGCCTGGCTTAGACCCACAGAGTCATTGGTTTTATACACCCAAGGAATTGGACGCGTACTTAGATTGCATCCTGACAAAAAAACATGCGTGGTGTTGGATTATGCCGGAAACTTGGCTCGACACGGAGACATAGACGATCCTATAATAAACGAAGCCCTCCAACCAAGGGATGATGATTATGGCGAAGAAGAAAGGCCGTTTAAGTGCTATACGTGCTCCACGTACAATTCTGTGCATGCTCGCAGGTGTGTTGGCATGGTGGGAGACAAACGATGCGATCATTTCTTTGAGTTTAAAAACTGTCCAGAGTGTGGTGTGCAGTCAGACATTACGTCAAGAGCCTGTCGCGGCTGTGGCGCCGAACTCATCGATCCCAACGCCAAGCTTACCCGAAATAAGCCTAATACCTACAGCTTGACCGTAATAAAAGCCGAGTACAGCATCGCGCCCCAAGGAAATACATCACAGCCCATCATCAATGTAAAATATTATTGCGAAGGCGGCATGGTATACGAAAGCCATTATACCGGGTCAAAAAAAGCGAAAAATATTTTTTACGCCAAGTTCTTACGGCAACATTTAGACAACGCTAGCGATTACTACATGCACATATCGAACATACACCGAATGAAAAAAATGCTAGAAGAGCCAAGTTTAAAAACACCTTTGCAACTGGTTTGCACCAAGAATGAACATGGATATTATAATATTGTGAAGAAGGTCTTTGACTGATAAAATCCACACCCCATCGGCAGCGTCTTGCGCATATGATATCCACGGATACCCTCTCGATGGACTCATGTATCCTAACGGTAAGGCGGTTCACACATGCTGGGTTCGACTCCCAGCCATGAGTTAACGTCTAAATGAACGCATCCCACCCGATCTAAACCCACTAGATGACCGATTCCGCCATTTGTTAACAGCGCCATTTATCATATGATGCCCAGCCGCCATGCCCGCACCCGCCGCGATGCCTCCAACCGCCGCAGAAGCCATATGGTCAACGATACCGCCGGATGATGCCGATGTACCGGGTACACCTGAATTGCTGTTTCCACCGCCATCACAGGCGGTTATAAGGCAGGTCATGAGCAGGTAGGTTATAAAAGTCTTTAATGTAATTGATAGTTTCTTCTGCGCCATAGGTAACTTTTCCTTGAAATCCTTCTTTTTTCATTTCTTCAATAAATTTAAGTTGTAATGGAGTTGGCTTTCCTTTAATAGTTTTAAGCTCAATCCACAAACCTGAAAATGGATGCTTTGCGCGAGGAAAAAATAAATCACTGACACCGGCGCGAACTCCCATGCGTTTTAATATTGCCCCATGCTGAATTGATACACGCCTTTCATTAGCAATATGAATCACCGGAAGGTCTGTACAAGCATTAACCCAATCCACAACTTGGATATGAATTATCTGTTCGGGTTTTAACATTATTTATAACGTCCATTTAAAATTCTGTATTGTAAATCAACAGACCTGGATTTTCCGACTTGCTGGCTCCACGAGCTGTCTATGAGCTCCTTAGCTGCAAGAGCATAGTTATTGACGGTTAACGCCGAAAGCATCTTCTTGAAGCCTAGAAGGCCGTTTACGCCCATGTTAAACGCCAGTTCGACCAACGCGTTTTGCCTGACAGTATCTTGTTTAGTAAACCAGTCGTATTTAAGCAAAAGACTTCGAAAGTACATCAGGTCATTTTTCAGTAGCATAAAGCATTCATCAGAAGTCAACCCACGCCCTTTGCCTTCATGAATACATCGTCCGATGCCAATAGTCACGTATCCTAACGAATCAGTGTAGGCAAATTGTTTCATTCCTTCATGCTGAACAAGTCTAGATAAAAGCATTTCATCTGCATCATGGCTAGGCGCGCAAACGCCTTTAGGACTTTTCATGCTGAATTACCTCGTCTTTAATAGTATCTGAAATATCGTCGTCGTAAAATTCTTGACCATCATTTGACACGTTGTAATAAAGTACTTTTATTTGAGGAGTTTGTACGCATTCGGGCTTGGTGCATTCGTAATAAATAAAACATGCGACAACACACAATAAAATGATGACCGCTAATATTTCAAATTTACGTCTCATATCGTCCCTAGTAAGAGCGGCCCCATGGAGACAGAGCCGCAATGTATCGCGCGATGGAAAAGGAAGAAACCATCAACTCTATATTAATATAATATATCTTATAAAGAAACTTATGATTGTTATTAAGGAAGGGTAATTCTTGTATAATTTTGTAAAACTTAAAACAGGCAACAACTTACGGACAAAACAACCTGTCCGTAAGCATCTTTAATACATGTGGACCGTTTGTGAACTATTCTAAACCAGCAACCGGCATCACATCATCCACAGCATGATCAACAACACTACCAGGGGCCAAAACATCAGCCGCTTTGGTTGCCATATCAAGCATAATTTTTGCTTCATCCATTCGGGCTAACAAACCATTGTGGTTAACAATGCTGTCTTGAATGGCTTTTTCTATTTCAGCTAAGCGCATTTTAATTTGCTCTAACATGTATAGCTCCATCGATAAAAATAAAGCCCCAAAGGGCCTTTATATATTAACTGATTACCGTAGCGCAAGGAATGTAATAAACCACCCCTTCAATTGTAATCGCAATCTTATTGATTGTTCCGCTCAACGTACCTGCGCCACCGGATGTAATGTATGTGCCAGCAACGCCTGCTAATTCTAATAAGCTAGTTGCTTTACCATAACGATAGTCCATTGCATTAAGTACCGCCGCAGTAGTGTTGGTTCCGGCAAACATACGCATACCGGCAACATTCGTTAATGTACCAGATGTCGCGCCCATGTCTCCCCAAACAGCCGCAGTTTGACCCGCGTTAATTGTAGCAGTGGAAATATCTAATTGACCAAAAACCCCGGCAGTCCATGATGAACCTGATAATGTTCCAGTAGGAATTACTTTGCCTTGAGCTCCATATAAGAAACCACCAGAAGCACCAACACAATTTACTTCGCCACGAACGCCAACCAAGTTTCCTGTTGTCATTGTGGCGTTTGTTCCAATCATCAATCCTTTGATTGAACGAATTGTTCCGGGAGTAGCTGAAGAAGTTGTGACGCTGTTTGTGGATGCAATGCTTTCGTTAATTGTACCGGCCGTATCGCTAAATACCGCCAATGCGCCTGCAATCGTAGGCAATACAACATCACCCGGAGATGAAATCTGAACCAAACTAACAACGGTGTTTAACACACTAGCACCAGAGTATGTAATAACAACC